GCGCGGCCTTGGCGGGAGCTGAAGAGGAGGGCGTGGCGGAGACGGGAAGGGAGGAGGGCGTAGACGGCGTGGGAGAGCCAGGAGAGGTGAGAGAGGCGAGCGATGATGCTTTCCGGGACTTCGCCGAGGTTGAGAGCCACTTTCAGATCGCGGGGCGCGTGGCGGCAGAAGAAGTCAAAGCAGGCGGACTGGAAAGGGACGGCGGTGAGGGGGAGGGCCTGCCAGAGGGAGTCGCCGAGGGAGTGGCCAACGGCGAACTCCATGAGGTAGGCGGAGAGCTTGTCGGAGATGGAGCCGTCGTCGACAGCGATGGCGAGCTTGGCGAAGAGGGCGATGGGCGAGCGGACGCAGCCGACGCGAGAGGCGTAGTAGCCGCAGAAGGTGGCGTAGAGACCGCGCTCTTTCTTGAATCTGAGGGCGAGGAGGGGCTGGATGGCAACCCATTCCGGGCGGCGGGGCGGCTCTGAGTCGAGGAGGGAATCGTCACCTGAGACCATGGTGGGGGTGTGGGCAGCAGCGTACTCGAGATTGATGACCGCAAGGTTGTAGTCCGTGTTGTCGTCGTACGTGCCGGGCTCGCCGGTGAGGCGCATGCAGGTGAGGGGGCCGAACTGCGTCTCCACGTGGGTCTTGAGGTGGATGTGGAGGTCGATGAGGTGCTGCGGAATGGAGAGTCGCTCCATCTTCTTCCTTTCGAGGACGACGGCTTCGCCATGTTGGGACTGATCGAACGCTGTGTAATCGTTGGCGAGCTTGGGGGCGGTGGTGAGGTGGCGGCGGCACCAGGCGCTCATGGATGTGGGGGTCTGACCAGCGTGGATGTAGAGGGTGGCTGGTCGCTCGCGGGAGTCGAAGACGCGCTGGTACTTCTTGACGGGTCCGAGGAGGAGGACGACGGCGTCGTGCATGAGGGCAAGGGTTTGGCAGGCTTTCCAGCTGCCAAAGATGGACCCCTCGTTGACCTTGTGTTGGGTCTTGCTGAAGATGCGCACAGCGGACCAGCGCCAGTCGGGGTCGGAGCGGCGGGAGTTGCCCATGATGACTGCTTGGGTCTTGCTAGTGAGTTGGGCGAACTCATTCAGGT